GTGCCTTAAATGATCCTTATTTTCTTTTAAATAATTTGAAAACACAAATACTTCGTAGATATGCATCTTGAATAGGAGAAAAGAATTATGCATCAAATGAAACCAGGGGACTTTTGCCCCTTAATTAAGAAAAAGTGTATTGGTCTTAAGTGCAGTTGGTACACTCAAGTAAGAGGAATGAATCCAAATACTGGAGAAATGGTTGATAACTGGGGATGTGCTGTAACTTGGTTGCCAATGCTTCAGATTGAAACATCTCAACAGGCAAGACAAGCAGGTGCTGCAGTTGAATCTTTCAGAAATGAAGTTGTGAGATCCAATGCACAAAATCAACAACTTTATCTTGATTATATTGAGGAACAAAAGAAAACTTCTGGAGTTCTTCCTACAAGTGTAACTCCATTAGAAACACCAATAAATATGATTACCCCTGGAGAAGAAGAGGAGCAAAGTAATGACTGTGAATAGAATGGCTTATTTTCCTGGAGATAAAAGTCTTATGGTTGGAGAAGAAACTATTTTTGATGTTGAAATAGATTGGATCCCTGATAATATTCATTGCGTTCAATGGTATGGTGAAGAGTATGGTGGAGAATTAGAATTTAAACCTGAAGGTGGTCCATTTGGTCCAAAACCATTTAATGAAAGATTTACTGAACTGGGTCAATGGCAAGGGATAGTAGATATTTTTTATGAAGAAAAGCAAAAAAGAATTGATGCTGATATTGCTGCAGCAGAGGCAGCAGAAGCAGCAAGAGATTATTGGGCAGAACTGAGAGCAATTAGGGATGAACTTCTTTTGAGATGTGATTGGACCCAACTTTCAGACGTTTCTTTAACTGAAGAGCAGAAAACTGCATGGTCTGTTTATAGACAACAACTCAGAGATCTTCCAGGTGGGATCACAGATCCAAAACCAATGGTTGTTTCTTTTTATAATGGAGAAATCCATCCAGATTGGCCTGTTCAACCACAATAATACATAGGAGAAAATTATGAGAATTGGTAATTATGAAATTAAACCTGGAGTAGATCTTAGTGGAGTTGATTTAAGTCATCAAGATCTACAATATGTAAATCTTCAAGGTGCAAATTTGCAAAATGCAAATCTTGAAGGATGTAATTTAAAAGGTTCTAACTTAAGATATGCTAAATTAGAAAATGCTAATCTTGTAAATGCAAATCTTGATAAGACTGATTTGGAAGGTGCAAATCTACAAAATGCTAGACTTGAGAATGCTTCATTTAAAGGTATGATGTCTTCTCATGAAACTAACTTCTTGGGAACAGTATTTGATCCTAATACCTCTTCTTCTACAAATCATAATACTAGAGATTTAGAACTGGAAGTTCAGGAACTCAGGAAGTATAAAGAGTTATATGAAGAAATTAAGTCTAAAATGGTCCTTTAATACTTAAAGATATAACTAATCTTGAAACCTGACAGAGTGATCCTACTCACGATTTCATTTCTTGTCAAGTTAACCTAAATAATGTATAATGTACTATCTAAACCAATATTTCTATTATGTCTGACAATTCATCTGAAATTAATTTGATTTGGAAGATCACTGATTTAGAAAGAGAACTTCTTGATGGGTACGTATTTAGAGTTTATTGGGAGTTAACTCCAGATTTTGAAGGAACTGGGTCTTCATTTTCGGGTTCTTTAGAATTGCAAAGGCCAGATGATCTTATAAGTTATGAAAATTTAACTGAAGAATTGGTAGTTTCTTGGGTTAAATCTTCATTGGGTGAAGATGAAGTAAATAAATTAGAAATGAATTTACGTAATCATATACAAAATCAAAATATTGAACCTAAAAATTCAAATGGACTTCCCTGGAGTACCCCAGTAGTTGAAGAAACTCCATAAGACAATTGACATAGTGGCACAGCAGGGGTCTTCGGACCCCTTTTTTATGCTATGATGAACGGAGTTCAAAAGGAAACCAGATGCCTGTCAACCTAGAAGTCAAGGGTTCTCTTGCCAAATGTCTGGCAACCGAGAATTTGATTATCGAGCACAAGAAAGTTCCGACTGCTATGTTTGATGTAGACCGTCGTGTTCTGACTCTTCCTAACTGGGATAAAGCATCTGCGACTGTTTATGACCTTCTGGTAGGTCACGAGGTAGGACACGCACTGTTCACTGATAATATTGACTGGACTGTAGACTATCCTGAAGTTCCTAAAGACTTCGTGAATGTTCTTGAGGATGTTCGTGTAGAACGTCTAATGAAGAAAAAGTATCCTGGTCTGTCTCGGACTTTCTACAATGGTTATAATGAACTGAATGCCGATGACTTCTTTTCAACCAAGGAAGAGAACCTGGATGAACTGACTTTCATTGACAGAATCAATCTGTATTATAAGATTGGTGCATTCCATAACATTGCTTTTTCTGATGAAGAGAATGAGTTTCTGACTCGTGCAATTAAGACTGAAACTTTTGATGAAGTGCTGCAACTTGCTAGGGAGATTGTTGATTTTGTTCAATACAAACGTCAAAAGATATCCAATATGCCTACTCAAGGTGGTGGGGAAGAAATGTCTGGTCCTGGTGGTGAAGAAGTAGAGGGTCCGCAGAGTTCTTCTTCCGAAAATGGAGAGAACCAAAACGGACAGAACCAAAGTAATCTTCAGCAAGATTCACAGGGTCAATCACAAACTGAAGGTGAAACCTTCGGTGATGATATGAATAAGTCTATGGAAGCACCGAATGGTGGTGGTTTCGGTCAGGAAGCAAGTAATAAGCACGAGAAAACTAATCGTGATGAGATGACTTCCAAGACTTCTCGTTCCTTTGATGAAAAGTCTCAAGACCTTGTGGATAAGTATGCCCAAGAGACTAACTATGTGGAACTTCCCAAGATGAATCTTGAGACTATGGTGATTCCGAATGAATTCATTCATAGTAAGGCAAAGTATTTCTACGAGAATAGTGGAACTTATTATGCAGAAACCTTCAAGGTTGCTTGTCAGGAATACAATACCTACAAGAAGTCTGCAGAGAAGGAAGTTTCTTATCTGGTAAAAGAGTTTGAGTGCAAGAAGTCTGCAGATCAATATGCTCGTTCTAGCACTGCTCGCACTGGTATTCTAGATACTGCTAAACTTCATACTTATAAGTTCAACGAAGACCTGTTTAAGAAGGTTTCTGTGGTCCCTGATGGTAAGAATCACGGTCTCATCTTCATTCTTGACTGGTCTGGTTCAATGAGTGAGTTTATTCTGGATGCTTACAAGCAACTGTTGAACCTGATTTGGTTCTGCCGTAAGGTGAATATTCCCTTCGAAGTGTATGCCTTCACTCTGGACGCACACGCATATATGGAACTGCAACCGAATCATCCTCCTGTTTATGATAAAGTTCCTGATGTGATTGCTCCTGAGCAATCATTCCGTCTGATGAACTTCTTCACCAGCAAAACTAACAATCGTGTTCTTGAAGAACAACTTAAGAATATCTGGTGTGCTTGCTGGTCTTATCAGAAACGCAGTGGTGCTGTTCCTCCCCACCTTGACCTTTCAGGTTCTCCTATCGGGGAAAGTCTGATTGCACTTCACTCTCTGATCCCCGATTTCCAGGCAAAGAATAAACTGCAGAAGGTGAATGTTATCTTCCTGACTGATGGTGAGGGATACCAGAATTCTGTGACGATTGCACGTAAGGGTCCTTATCCAGATTCTCCTGATTACGTTGGTAACACAAAGCATCATCGCACTGCTATTCGTGATAGGAAGACTGGTCGTGTTTATTCTTCTCTGGATTATGATAACTTCCCTCGTTATGCCAAAGTTCTTCTGCAAACGGTGAAAGATAGGTTCCCTACTGTGAATGTGATTAACTTTCGTATCACTCCTAGTCGTGATTTCTCAATGTGTCATCGTTGGTATGGAACTGGTGTAGAGAACTACGAAAAAGTCAAGGGAGAGTTTCGTAAGAATGGTTGTGTTCAATTCCAAGACACTGGATTTGACCAATTCAATGTGATTGCTGCTAACTCTCTCGCACAAGATGAGGAGTTTTCTGTTCCTGAGAATGCTACCAAAGCACAAATCAAAACTGCTTTTAGTAAAGTTCTTGGCAAGAAGAAAACTAACAAGAAACTCCTCAGCAACTTTATTTCTATGGTTGCCTGACCACCTGGGGGAGTATTTATTACTCTCCTTTTATAAATAACTAAAAAGTAATTGTAAGAATGGACGTACAAACACTTCGCAATCTTCAAGAAGCATATATGGAAGTTGTTATGGGGGAAGGAAAAGTTCCTTGGAATGACCCAGATAGACCTTTGCAAAGTGGGCATACCCCAGCAGAAAAAAATAGAGCTAAGAGACAAAGAACAGGTGTAGAAGACCCAAATACTCCTCAATATAAAATAAGTGATAAAAATATGTCTAGATATGGATCAATGAAGGAAGTAGATGATACCGAAACGTCTAAAGCACCAAAACAAAAGAAAACAATTTTTGGTAAAAAGAAACCGTTAGAACACGAAACTCCTCCCCATGAATTCAAAAAAGATAGAATATTAAATCCAGAAAGAACTGATAATGAATATGGTATGAATAAATCCGCTAGAGCTAGTGGCAAAAGTCAAGGTAATGCTACTAAAGGTCAGGCAAGAAGGGCAGTAGGAAATGCTTTTAAAAGTCTTAGAGATGGAAATGCTAATATTTTTCCAACTCCAATAGACCAAACAGATGCAAGAAGAAGAACTTCTAGCAAATGGGGAGGACCAAATCCTAGAGGATCTTCTCCACGTAATCCAATTGTTAGAAAAACACGCAAAGAACAAGTAGACCTCTACGACATCATCCTCTCACACCTTTTAGTCGAAGGATATGCTGATACACCAGAATCAGCAGAAGTAATTATGGTAAATATGAGTGAAGAGTGGAGAGATTCAATTCTAGGGTGAGGACCACTTCCCAAACCGTCCAAAGGTGCCCCTGAGGCACCTTTTTTCGTGCTATGATTACGGAGTAATCAACCAAACCGATGCCTCGCAAATCTAACATTATGATCGACCAAGCAATCTCCATTCTGAAAGAAAAGTTTGGCACCGAGTTTGGTGCTGATGCAGTAAAAGAAGTTGCAACAGAACTGGGCACTTCGTATGCGACCCTTTCCAAATATCTAAATCAATATAAGGTAGGTCGTGGTAAATGGAATCTGGAGGCAACCGTGCAAGAACTTGAAGAAACTTACAACTCTCCCGCTGCAGAGGGATCCGATACGGTTCCTGGTGTGGCAACTATGAATTCTGTCGTCCAAAATCTTATTCCCAAGAAAGATGATACCTTCGTCAGCTTTGGCAACTTTACTGATGTTAAGAAAGTTGTTCAGTCTGGGATTTTTTATCCTGTGTTCATCACTGGTCTCTCTGGTAATGGTAAAACTTTTAGCATTGAGCAATCTTGTGCTCAACTGAAACGAGAACTGATTCGTGTTAATATCACTATTGAGACTGACTCTGATGATTTGCTCGGTGGTTTCCGACTCGTGAACGGTGAAACTGTCTGGCACAACGGTCCTGTAGTGGAAGCAATGGAACGTGGGGCAATCCTTCTGCTGGATGAGGTTGACCTTGCTTCTAACAAGATTATGTGTCTTCAGTCTGTGCTTGAGGGTAAGGGTGTGTTCCTCAAGAAAATTGGTAAGCACGTTGTTCCCAAGGCAGGTTTCAATGTGATTGCTACTGCAAACACCAAGGGTAAGGGTTCTGATGATGGTCGTTTCATCGGCACCAATGTTCTCAACGAGGCATTCCTGGAACGATTCCCTATCACCTTCGAACAGGAATATCCTACTGTCAGTGTTGAGACTAAAATCTTGACTAAGGTTGCAGAATCACTTAACATTCCTATGATTGGTGAGCACACTGATTTCATCAAGCACCTTTGCACTTGGTCTGAGATTATTCGTAAGACCTTCAACGATGGTGGTATTGATGAAGTCATCAGCACTCGTCGTCTGGTTCACATCATCAAAGCATATTCTATCTTCGGTAAGAAGGACAAAGCAATCAAGGTTTGCCTGAATCGTTTTGATGATGAAACCAAAGCAACCTTTGTTGAGTTGTATGACAAGATTGATGCTGAATTTAAGCAAACCGAAACGCAGGAGGTGGGGTGATCCCCCTTCCTGTCTATATAAAAACATACCAACACTTCACTGTATTCTTATGAGCACAACTTTTCTGGAAAAGGATGCCGATTCAATTTATGAGGATTTGGAAGAAACTCCAAATGAGGAATATGAAGATGAATATCGTGAAGATAGAATGGATCAGATGATTTCTAGATATGGTTATTGAGGGGAAATCAATGATTCAGAATATAGAGGAATTGATGCTTCTTGAGCATCACCAAGAACTCAAGCAATTTGCTGAATACCTTGGAGTTGATTATGAAGATTACTTAGAATTTCTACATCCAGATGTTGATTTTGATGACATTTCAAGGTAAATTATATGAGTGATGAGTTTGGTTGGATTAGTAAAAATATGGAATGGGCAATCGTTCCATATGGCAAAAAATTTATGTCGATTTACAAAGGACAGCAAATTTCGGTTCATACCACAATGGATACTGCAAAAAAATTTGTTAATCGGGAGATAAAGAAACAATGACAATCGAAAAAATCGAATCAATTCATCAAGACAATGATGGGGTTGTTTATGTCTCTGCTGTGATTGATGAGGTTTTATTGATGTACTCACAGACTTTATATGATCCTCCTGAATATGGACCTGGACTATGTGAAGCATCTTTTACTTTGAGTGAAGAAGAATATTTGCCAGATAATGAATATGAACTTATTCAATTTCTGGAGGATCTGGATCTAGATTGGACTCTGGTTGACTGTAGTGATGATTATTATTGCGATTAATTTTCAACTCTTTTTACTCTCCTAACAAAGAAATGAACTACAACAGAAACAAAGCAATAGACCTCATGGTAGAGGACTTGCATACGGTACATCACGAAATAAGATGTAGGGCAAAGGGTCAAGGTTGTGAGGGTGAGTTGGACATTATTAAGCAGCAATTGTTAGATTATCTAACATTCTTAAGAAAAACGCCATGATTTATTACTACAGTCTCTTCACAGTATTTGCTATCATTATTACAATGATGATAATAGATGCAAATGTATCAGATTACATTTATCTGATTAGTAAATCTATTGGTACTAAATTCAAGAGACTTTATTGGATGATGAGGTTTCATCCATTTATATTTTCAAATCCACTAGGACAATGGTGGATGATGAGAAAACATATGAAGACAGCAGAAGAACTGTCAAAGCAACTTTCCAAATCCAATGAAGATGAATTAAAATGAAAAAGGATGACAAGCAAGAGTTTCCATACGAACAATTTCCAGTAAAGGTCATTCATAAAGATGGAAAGGAACTAAAGGATAAGAAGACTTGTTATTTCCAAAATCAAAATCACGCAGAAAAATATATCACTAGGTGCAAGTTCACGACTAAAGATTATGAAATTTTTATCAAACCTGGAACTAATGTGGAGACTGTGGGCAAAAGCACTCGGAGAAAAAGCACATCCAACAAATCATCTAGCAGATCGAATCGCAGTAATTAGGACAATTATCTTTACTACATATCTTGTGACAAACTGCTTTATCGTGGCAGGTGTAATTCGTCATTGGGATGATAGGGAAATTAAAGTTGAGGTGGAAATTTATGAAAATTCAAACTATTCGGAAAAGTTATACTCAAAAGGATGGGACGGTATGGAAGTGGGTAGAACCTCCAGAATTGAGGGAGTTTATTCTTCAGGTACAGTCAAAAACAAAACAGGAGAGTTTGAATGAATCCTGAATGGATTGATGACACATTTTATATTAAAGAGCAAAGATGGGGAACTTGGGTATCTTATGATAAAGAGGGCAAATCAATTATCACATCTCTCACTAAAGAGCAATGTATTTCAGCAACCCGTTTTTATCTTAAGGGACGGCAGGAAGGTTTCACTGAATCCCAAACTTATGAAGGTGTAGTAGGTGGAAAACTCTAGATCATATCATGTATTTGATTATACAACTCCTTGGTTTGAGTGGTTGTCTTATTTGGAATGTTGTGCTAGTCTAGATGTTGAACCATCTTATGGTAGATGGTTAAGATACAATTCTTACTTTAATCTTTATGGAGTAAAGAAATGAGCAGAACTTACAGGAATACTACTGGTATGCATAGATATGCATATCGTTATCCAAAAACTGAAAATGAGCGTAAGCAACTGGATGGAGTTCTTCATGATTGTGAACTCTTTGAATTCCCAATCTCAAAAGTAAATCATATGAGATCTAGGGAGAATAATCTTCCTTCTTGTTGGGATGATAAAGTTGTCAGTGCTTATTATCAGCAGGATTACGAGGTAAGTTAATGCAAAAGTTCATTCAACCCATTCTTGATTACACTAATTATTTGGAAGAAAAAATTAAAAAATTAGAACAAGAAAATGTAGGGACAACAAATACCCTATATGAACTACAAACACAAATAGAGGAACTTCAACGAAAGGCAATTGGTAATGACTGAAACAGATTCACTTAAAGTTACTGAAAGGGAAGATGGATCATTTGATCTTGATTGGGATGAAAATGATCCAATGTGGTCTTTTTTGAATGATAAAGATCAAGAATGGATTGAGAACTGGTTTAATGAAGCACTAAAGCAAAAACTAAAAATGTACGAAGATCAGCATACAATTCCTGTAGAGGAAGATCCAATCACTGGGGAACAGTATATTACATTTCCAAAAGAATGTATTCAAAAACTTGGATGGAAGGAAGGTGATACTCTACAGTGGGTTGATAATTATGATGGATCCTTTACTATTAAAAAGTTATGAATGAACTAGGTAAATCCCTAAAAGAATGGTGGGATTCTGATGCTTGTAAAAAACTTCAAAAAGATATGGAGGAATCTGTACAAAAATCAGTAGGAAAGTATTTTATGCTTTCTGAAGATGAAAAACTTGATATGGTACAAGCAATCTGCTATATTATGTGTAAAGCAGAACAAGCAGGAACAAGTCATCGAGGACTTCAAGATGCTTTAGGAATCTATCCTGCTGGGTTTTGGATTTCCGAACTAATGGATGTTCACAATTCTCTCTATTGTTATTATCATGATAAGAAGCAAAATGAAGAATTGGAAAAAGATATTGAAGTGTTGCAAAAGTTTACTGAAAACAAAAGAGAGTCTTAAGAAACCGGGTGTCTACTAGATAGTATGTTAGAATATGCTGACAATCCTGGAAAATTATGACTCTTTCAAGAAACACAAAAGATGATCTTACTAATGATGAATGGAATGAATTAGTTGCACTTAAAAATGTAATTAATCAAAACCCAGCATCAGTCCATCCAGAAAAAATGGAACTTTTCACTGCTATGCTAGTCAAAACTCTAGAAGGTAAAGGAGACTGAAGTATAACCTCTGATAAATAATCAGAGGTTATTTTTTATCTAAATGCTTTCTGAAGGTAGAAAAAGAGATGCTGCTGCGAATGCTATATTAGCATTGTCGTTTGCTGCAAATGCAGCACAGTCTCCACAGGCATTAGTTAGATCTGGAAATGTTGAAGCACCAGGTATGCAACTAATGTCAAATATGATGAGAAAAAGAAAGGAAGCAAATCGAAATTTAGATAGTGGAAGAGTCTCACACCCTGCTAGAAATCGTAAAATGAAAACATTCAAGGAATTCGTAGAAGAAGCATATCTCGTTGAGATGCGTAAAGAGGATAAAGTGAAGGGAGAAAAGAAAACTCCTCTTCATATAGTAACTAAGACTGCTAGGGTAGAAAGACAACCCGAAGGTAGTGATAGTAAGTGGAAAGTTAAGAAGTCCGAGAATAAAGCATTATCCCCAAGAGCTGCAACTGGTAGAATGAAGCAGGGGATGATTGATAAAGAAACTCAACCATATGCTACTAGAATGCACGGTGCTACTAGACACGCACAAGGTGGTGGAGGTTCTGGAGCAGCAGCACCTGGTAGATTGAGAGGTGTTGGGAAACTAGAAAAGCAGAAAATGGAGAAAACTCCAGAAGGAGAAAGAGTAAGACCATTTAGTGCTGGTCCATCACCCGCACAGAAAGTTGCATTAAAGAGAGCACAAAGATCACGTTCAACTGGTGGTGGAAGATGAAAACATTTCAAGAGTTCCTGGAAGAAGCAAAGGCACCAAAACCTGATGCTCTAGAAACTATTCAAAGAAAAACAAAAGGAAGAACACCAGGAATGAAGTATGTTGTTCATACTACAAGTTCTGGTGATATTCGTGTAGATAACATTGAAGTCCCAGAGAATCAAAGGGGAAAAGGAATTGCAAAAAGAACATTTAAAGGACTTCATAAATATGCAGATAAGATTGGTAAAAATGTTTCTTTGACCCCAGTTGCAAAACCAGGATATAAAGAAAAATTAGATAAGATGTATAGAAATC